GTTGTCGCCGTTCAAAAGCAGGAATGCCAGCAACGGACTGCCCGCGCCAACTTGATAACCGGTGGCGAACGTGTCGTCGGCGAGCGTGTTGCGCGCGCCGTTGCCCTGGTCCGAGAACGCAGAGATTGTGCTCAGATTCCCAGCGTTGGAATAGTCGTTATAGCCGAACCCTGCCGGCTGCTGTGGCTGGTTGGCCCCGCAGATCACGCACGGCGCGTTCTGCGGTTGATTGCCGCCAGGCACGAAATTACTAAGCGACAGATTGCCTGAGTTGGTGGTGTTCCACAGCGCGCCGCCCAGGGTGACGAACGTGTCGGCCCTCGCCGAATTTGCGAACAACGCGCCAGCAATCGCCGCCGCCATGATAACGGCACGCTTAATCATCTGCTCTCTCCATCAGGATACGGTATTAATAGTACGTGCGCGCGCGCATGCGATTTTTCGAGGCGCGCTGTCAAGAGAAAAAATCACAGCGGCAGCCCGCCATTCCCCATGGCCGGCCCTGGCCCGCCGCCGCCCGCGGCGTAGGCCCCCGCGGCGAATTTCAGCTCCACCTCCCTCTGCTTCACCGCCGCCTCGGCCTCGACCCTGGCCCGCGCGATGATCAGGTCGTGCTGGGCTTTCTGCTGCTCCAGCTCCATCTCATGGCTCTGCTTCTGCTTCTCCAGCATCATCTGATGCTGCTGTTTCTGCTGCGCGAGTTGCGCCTCCAGCCCGGCCTTCTGCTGCGCCGCCGCGGCGTCGGCCTGCGCCTTCATCTGCACCGCCTGCACCGCAGCCTGCGCCTTGATCTGCGTCGCCTGAACCGCGGCCTGTGCCTGCATCGCGCCCGGATCGGGCGGCGGCGGCCCACCCGGCGGTGCCGCGCCAGGCGGTGGCGGCTGCGACGGGTCGGCGAAAAACGATTGCTTGAAGCCCGCATTCTCCTGCAGTGCCTTCAACGCATCGTAGACATTCTGCGCATAAACCAGCGGCCCCTTCGGCCCGCCCTGTTGCTGCACCACGGTGCCCTGGAGCTGCACGATCGTCATCAGATGCTGAAGGATCTGATCGCGATTGCCGGTGCCCAACCCCACCGATACCGTCACCGGCATCGCCTCGCGCCATTCGCGCGGGTCGATATTGAGCCAGCCGCCGGTCACCCGGATGATCCGCTCCTGCTGCTGGTGCTTGCGCACCAGACCCAGGATGCCGCGCATGAGCTGCTCGACGCCGTGCGCGAAGATCCGGGCAAACAGCTCGACCCGCTGCGCCTGCGCGCCCTGCGCCATCGCCAGGCCGGCAGCCGTCGTATTCGACAGGGCGTCGGGCGAAATCGCATTATTCTGTCGCGCGACCCCGGTGCGGATTTCCTGCGTCTCGTCGATGTACTGCACCAGCGGAAACGACTTGTCCGCGGTGTACGGGATCATCATCGGCTGAATGCCGCCAAGGCGGCGCGACCGAACGATGCCGCCCGGGCGTAATGTCAGCAGATCGTCAAACGTGTTTTCGTTAACAGAGTCGTCGGCCACCTCGATCCGCGGCCAATTCGACAGATACGCATTGTCGACCATCTGCCGCACGATCGACGACTTGATCTCCTGCAGATCGGCCGTCAGATCCGCCAGCGACAACCCCACCAGCCGGTGCGATTGCGGGATCGGCGTGATCGAGACAAACGGCACCTCGTCGACGCACTCGATGCACGGCTCGCCGTCGCGCGTCAATATGATCAGCCCGTGGCCGGCGGTCATCACCTGGTACAATTCGGTGGTGCGCTCGTCCTTGCTGAGCTGCACATAGCATTCTTCGACCCAGATGTGCCGGGCCGGGGTCCGCGCATCCTCCTGATACGGCGGCAGATCGTCGGCGCGAAACCGCTCGACCCGCTCGATATTCATTTCCATGTCGTCGTGCAGCGGCACCAGATCGAGGGTGTCCTCGTCGTAGCCCTGCTCGACCAGATCGCTGTACGTCCACCGCCGCCGGTGCGCCAGAAACGGAATGTCGCCGCGCTTGGCCCGCCGCGAAAACAGGATCTCCTCCGGCGCGACGTTTTCGATGCGGATGCGCGGAAATTCGCGCGTAAATCGCAGCGTGACGTCGATCAGCTCGATCTCGGGCGCCGGCATCGGCGGCGCCGGCGGCATGCCCGGCACCCCAGGCGCTGGCGCCTGGATCGGCGGCGGCGGAAACGGCAGGTCCAAGCCGAAACTGTCGCGCGGCTGCTTATAACGCCGCTGCTTCACGATCTCGACCTCGGCCTCGCCCAGCAATGCATCCAGTTGCGGCTGCACCAGGCCGGTGTAGCTCTGCGTCTCGACCTCGCGCTGCGTGTCGGCCCAGTACTTGACCCAGCCCAGACGCTCGAGCAGCGCATCCTTGAACCAGTCGTGCAAAATCATGAAGCCGGGATTTTCGCGCTCGAATATGTGATTCACATACTCCGTCGCCTGCTTTGCGGCCTGCTCCATCCCCGGCCGCGGCGGCTCAACCACGCAAATCTGATCGCTCGCGGTGAATATCCGCATCAATGCCGGCAATACCCACTCGACTGCCTCCAACACCGAGCGCATCACGACATTGCTGCGATCGGTGCCGACCGGCAGCGGCAACTCGCCCTCGTAATATTTGAGCGCCTGCAGCCGGTCCTGGCTCAGACTGCCGCCGTCCTGACCCAGCGCCTCGTCCAGCTCGCGCTGCACGATCGCCTTCACCTCGTCCTCGTCCCAGCCGTCTCCCTTGGCGCCTCCGATCCCCTGCGGGATGTTGCCGGGCCGGTCGGAACCGTACGGGCTGCCCATCAGCGGTTACCGCTCAAAACTGCACCGGATAACGCATGCTCGCCTGCCAACCCGGCAACATCGAAGGATTTTTCCCGGTCAATCCGCGCGACCAATCACCGGTCACCTGGACCGGCGACTGCCACGGCTGCGGCGGCTGGCTCGCGCTAACCCCGCTGGCGCGCAACATCCGCATCAGCGCATCCCAATCGCCCGGCTGAATCGGCGCTGCGCCAGGAGGCGGCATCTGCAGATTCGCCACCCCGGTCATCCCGGTGACGCCCGTCGGCTGCGTCGACGCAGTCGGCAATGCCTGCTGCGGATTAAGCTGGTTTTGGCCATAGCCCTGCGCCGGATACGCCGCCAGCAACCGCTGCAACTGCGACAGCACGTCCTCAGCCATCAGCCGGCGACGACAACCCGCTTGCCGGGATTAGCGGCGCGCGCCTTGGCGATCGTCGCGGCCGGCCCATTCTTGCCGCCGCCACCCGCCGCCGTGTCCTTCGGCTGCGGCGGGCGGACGTGATTAACCGCCGGCTTGCCCTTCACCGGCGCAAACATGTCCATAACTGCCATCAGCTTCGCTCCTCGGCCCCGCCTCCAGGCGGAATGCGATAAATCAAATCCGACAGATCCTCGCGCAAACCATGCAGACCCGGACCCTCATCCGGCCGCGACGGAGACGGCCACAACCGCTGCCGCAGCCAATACCAAGGCCGCCGCGCAAGCCAAAACCACAGCTCGCGCAGCCAAAACCCCGGATCAAACTCCGTCTCGCCGCCCCATTGCTCCGCCGGGTAAATCAAATGCCGCAGTTTCATTTGCCGCCCTTGCGCTCCTTCCATGCCTCAGCCATGGCCATGCCGGCACCGGCTGCGCCGAGCCCGCCGCGTCGCAGCACGAGGTGATGCCGTTGCCGCCACATTCCGGACACGGATGGCGCAGAAACCGGCCGAGCCAACCTTTGCCCCGGCACGCCTCGCAGATCATACCCGGTCGCGCCGCTTCGCCAGCAACGCCGCCCGCGCCTCCCGGTCCGCACCGTGATCCGGCTCCGCCCCGTACAGCTCGCCGGCCATCTCCTTCGGCAGCAACCGCGCCACAGCTTCACCCAACTTGATCGAGCCCTCGGCCGTCTTATCAATAGCCAGCGCCAGCGTCTCCAGCCGCGCCTCCAGCGCATCCACCCGCTCCGCCAACGCATCAAACATCCGCGCGTCGCTGCTGCTCATGCCAGATCCTTGTGTTATCCTCACCGCGGCGTGGCGGATAGGGTAGCTCCCGACAAGCCCGGCTTGTTTCCGCAACCGGGCTTCCGCCGCTGCCTCACGCCGGCCGCCGCTCGCCCCGCTCGTAAGCCTCCCGCCCGTCGAGCGCGTTGTGCACCACAATGCCGTCGTCCTCGACCACACCGCACCAGCATTCCAGACTCACCTCGTGCTCGCGCAGATCGGAGAGCGGCAGCACGTGCATCCGCAATTCATCGTCCAGCGTCTGCCGCAGCAGATCATCCATCACTCGATCCCCTCCAAGCCCTCACCCGGCAGATCAACATCATGCTCGCTAAGATCCGCGGCAATCTGAGACAGAGAGGCATCACACTCACACCGCAACCAAGCAATCACCGCCCCGACCGTAAGATCGGTGTCGCTCGGCTCATCCCCACTCTCATCAAGCTCGCGACAGGCGCGCGCCATCAGCAGCAAGGCCCAGCCAAGGCCAAGCAGGGTGTCCTCGCGGTGCTCGCCCCGGACATCTGCCGCAACAATCGCATGCAGCATCTGGCGCCCGAGATCCTCGCCGGATGTCATCAGACTATGCCAAGAGCCGGATAACGCAGCGCCTTCGGCCGACCCCGCGGCGCCTCGTACGCCACCGCCATCAGCCCAAACGCATCCGCGCAATGGCTGCTCCAATCGTGCTCGGGGCCAAGGCCGACGTCTCTGACGTCCTCCGACTTGCGCTCGTGATACCAGGCCAAAGCCTCCCGCCCCGCCTCCGTCGTCTCCTCGTTAAACCATATGCTCGGGAAAAGCCGCCGTGCCGCCTCGATCCGGGCCCGCGCCGCACCCCGACCCTGGTTCGGAATCACCTCAACGCTGAAACCAGCCTGGCGGAAGGCGCTCTCAAAGGAAACCTCGTACACCCTGTCGTGCGTCGCGCCATCATGCGGCAAGTACACATTCGCCTTGCCCCAGCCCTTCTCCCGCAGCCAGCCGACATGGACGGCCAAGGGCTCGCCCACGGATTCGTAGTAATCCAGGACACGCACCTCGCCACGCCCGACAAACTGCACCACCCACTGCGCATACGCGTCGCTGCGGGCGCCGGTACCCCCGATGTCGACATAGACGCGGACCGGTAGAAGCGGGTCCTTGCTGACGTGGCCGATCCGCCCCTCCTCCTTCGCCTCGTTCAGCAGCCGGGCATAGTAGGCACCGACATGCCCCGTCGCAAACTCACCCAGCCACACATGCCCGTACTGATCCGGCCGCCGGATCTCGTCCTCCCGGCGGATCTGCTCCAATGTCGCCGGAAACCACGGGTTGTCCCGGTACGTCAGCCCCACGATCTTGCTATTCTCAGGCGGCGTCTCCCGGAAACGCTGGTTGGTCGCGCTGGCTCGGCGCTCCGGATTCCACGTCACCCAGATTTCCGATCCGGTCTCGCGCACCGTCGGAATCGTCTTCTGCCAGGCGATTTCGGATACCTGCTCCGCCTCGTCTACCCACAGCAGGCGTATCCGGGCGGTGGATTTCACGCTCTCGATATTCCGCCGCAGCCCGACAAAGCTGAAATCGATGCGGCCATCACGCGTCCGGATGTACTTCTCACCAACCTCATAATGGCCCGCCAGCCAAGGCTCGCTCTCGATCGCCAGCTTGATCTCCGCCATCGATGACTCGTCAAGGCTGTTCTGAAACTCGCGGCCGCAGACAATCACACCCGATTGGGCGGCCATGCTGCAGCGCAGCCCGTACACCGCCGCCATCTTGGCGAAACTGCGGCTCTTCGCGCTACCCCTGCCGCCCCACGCGCCGCGGTACAGCGCCTCGCCCGAGAAGACCGGGATCAGCTTCTCCGGAAGCTCGATCGACTGCGCACTCATACCCCGCAGACACCCTCACACTCATTGCCAAACAAATCCGGCTGGCCACGCTCCGCCTTTGTCGAGAGATCAACCCGAGACAGCGGCACCAGGCTGCTGTGCAGATAAGCCTCACCAATCAGCGAGACATACGGCTTAGAGCGCACCGCTTCATCAATCGCCACAGCTTGCCCCCACCCCGCCGCATCGTTATCTCGCATGTCGCGCCACTCGTCATCATGCCGGAAGGGACAGAAAACGCAGGCGCTCTTGCGGGGCTCTGGATAGCCGCGCCGCTTGAGCCATAAAAGGCAGTCATAACGGCGCATCCCCAAGTCAACCAGAGGATGCCGCCGCACAATGGCGGGCCGACGACTGGGCTTGATGCGCTCAATCTCATCCCGACTGATGCCTATCCATTGCTCGACAACCGGGTCTTTCGGCCAGTGCTGCCCACGACGCAACCCCAGCAACCGCCGCACCTCCTTCTCAATCGGGGCAATCTTGAAATCATCGGTGCATTGCCGCCGCAGCAACCCCCGGCTGTTATCCGGATTCCGGATAAACAACGGCGGCCGCCCATCATTACGAGTCCTGCCGCCACTCGCCGACATGATCTGATCGTGCAGACTGCCCGCCGTAACAACATGCACCGGAAACGGCAGCACAGTCGGAGACATCAGCCAACGCAGATGCTCGTATACCGCCGCCGGCTCGCTTTGGGTGTCCGCAAAAATCGCACAGTCGGGGGGCTCGATCTCGTGGTGCGCCGCCATCAACGCCAGAGTGGTGGACTGGACGCCCGCTCCCAGGCTCAGGACGCGCAGCCGGATGCTCACCGCACCGGCACCCGGCTGGTGTCAACGCAGAAGGCTGCCGACACGGAAGCTTGTTTCAGGACGTAGGCGAGCGCCGTGGTGCAGTTGCTCATGCTGGTGAAGGGTATCACCACCGCCGCGCCACTGGTGACACTCTGACCCGTCATGTATATCACCATGGTGGCAATCGATACTACCAATGCGACAGGCACTGACACTACGGATGCGGTGGTGTTAGTGACGGCGGTTGTGGTGGTGACGGAAAGTGGTGGGGATTTCGGAAAAAAAATATTCGGGGAGGGTGGCGGAAGGTGGGGATGGGATGGGGCCGTCAGCCGCCGACATGGAACCAATCCTGTCAGGGGGTGGCCCGGCCCCCGTCACCTGCCTCGAGGGTTGCTGCGAGGCCGGGCTGCCTTCACCGAGGCGGAGCGGTGCACCGGCGGCTTCACTGGCTGCGGCGCCTTGGTGCTGGTGGGCTTGCGGGGGGCCTCGACGATCGGGTTGGCTGCCATCGGGTTTGCCTTTTAGTTACGCGCGCGTGAGGGAAGCGGCGTTGAGGTGGGGGGTGAGGTGGGGGATGGAAGGGCAATGTGCTGGCAAAACCCTAGGGTTTCTGCGGGTTTCGTGGCAGAGGCAAGCGGAGGACGTATCCTCTAGCCCTCGTCATCCGGCTTGGGCAGACGCTTCGGCGCCACCGGGACGAGCTGGATCATCGTAACCAGCGGCCGATCCGGGTCGCCCGTCAGCTCCTGGGTGACTTTGTCACCGAATTGGCGCGGCAGAAGCTTGCTCAGCATCCACTTCCTGTTGTCGCACATCAGTCTGGCGCGTTGCACCAGCGCATTGTCGGGAACGCCATTGACCATAATGTCAGCGTCACCAATCTCGATGATGTCTTCTGCCATCACTTCAAGTGCAGCAGTCTTTGCGCGAGCGTATTGGTCACCGAAGCCGTTGGCGCCACTGTCACTAACACCGACATTTTTCTGCACCCACTTGAGGACAATGGAATGAGAAGGCATGCGGGGGTCACGACAGATGGAGCGGAGTGACTCGCCGTCTGCGGTACGGTCGAGGATCTCTTCGGCAATCTCATTCGAGTAGACGGGATGCGAGCCGTTGCGGCCGCCTCGGATGACGCCTTTTGGCGATCCGCCTCGCTTAGTCATGGCAGGATTAGCGGTGGATTGCACAGCCTGGCACCATTGCTAGCGTTTTACGGCGTAAGTCAAGGCTTTTCTACATCCTGAAGTGGTGTTGCAGTGTGCCCAGCGTTGACAGCAGGACACCCTTGGCGACGTGGTCCTGCACTGGGGTGCCGCACCACGATCGTCGCAGTGCGAAGTCGCGCATGGAGCAATCGTTACCGAGCACGTGCCAGGCGCAGGAGCCTGCGGGTGAGGCGAGGCCGCCGAGGGCGTCGATGGCGCGGTCGAGGCTGGTCTTGGCCCAGAGGCTGCCCATGGGCTGGGCGAGCGGCCGGGCGCCGCTGACGTGGGTGCGTGAGGGGTCTATGGCCTTCAGCGGGTCGCTGGCGGCGGCACGGAAGAGCGTGTGGAATTGCTCTCCGGCGGCTCTCTGCGCTGCGGTGATGCTG